CTAGGTGACAGGGCAACCTTCTGAAGTTACTGAATGTACGTCTGTAGTTTGAACCAGCTTGTTCAAATCACGCACTTGTTTTGTTAACTCCTGCACTGACGAAACAAGATCAGCAATGATGGCTACATAGTCCACGTTCATTACCTGAAACTTTTCCCCATCGATCTCCTGCTCGATGCCGAGGAAAGTATACAGATCGTCAGCTTTCTCAGCCTGCTGGGCGATAAAGCCACGCCTGCGGCGTGTTTCCCCCTTCATGTTAAACTCGCATACCCCTAGCGCATTAATGCGCCTGGAGGCCCCTTCCTGGGGTTCTGTAAATCCGTCTTTCAGACGAACGTCAGAACCGGTAGTCATGACGTCGCCTTTAGGGGTGGAGATTGTCCCACCGGTGTAAAAGAGCCAGGCATCTTTTCTGTCAAAACCGTCCATATACAGTACCACCCGGTGGTTGTACCCAACGTATTCTTCAAGGTAGAAACCACCCCACGCTCCGGAGGGGTCACCGTTACCGCCGCGTCCCAGCATTCTGGATCGAATACGTCCGCCTGAAACCAACGAACCATCAGCAGGGGAACCAAAGTCTGTTCTGTTGGCCGAAAGGTCGACTCCGCATTGCGCCCACCCTCCAATATCTGCCATACCACCAACACGAAGATCCCTGTCAACTCGCCAATGACTACCTTGTACACTAATTTGATCGGCGGCAGTGGCCATAATCCGCCCGGTGAAGTCGTCGGTGCTGTAGTTAAAATGAAAGTCGATGTATGGCGTGCTAAATGACAGCTCAATCGCCTGGGTATACAGCAACCCCTTCGTCGTGTTGTCGATGTCGCCGCCGGCAGTCAGCGCGCCAGGTAGTGTCGTTCGGTTGTTGGCATCAATAACGAGGATGTCATCAAAGGTGTCTGCCGGTGATACAGTGGTCGCTCTTGAACGCTGAACCCTAAACGGTGTTCCCGAGCCAACGGCAATTGTCCCGCCTTGCCCCTGTTTTTTGAGCAGAGCCAGATCTGAGTTCTTACCGAGTATAAAACCGGCATTATCGCTGGTTATAACCTGCGAGCCGTCGAGTTTGTTTCCTCCGGTGAGTTTTGCCAGCGCGTTAAGATCCGAGGCCTTCGCCATCCCGGCTATCGCCGGCACGGTCACCTGCTTTCCTGTGATCGGGTCAGTCAGGGTGATATTGCCGCTGCCGGTCAGGGCCATCGACCAGCCCTCCACTACACTACGCCAGAATGCAAACGCGCTGGCCAGCTGGTTAGCAAACGACGAGGTGCTGGCGGTTTCAGCGGTAATAATGCCGTAACTGGCACCGGAAAATGCGGTGGTGATATTCCTGGTCAGCGTCAGTTGCGTGTCGCTGTCCACGGATTTGATCGCATACAGGTCAGCACTACCGCTGCGGTAGACCACTAGAATCGACCCGGGCAGTATCCCCAGCGCCTCCTGTGACCATTTTGTTGTCGCACCTGTCACCCGTGCTTGCGACGCGGCACCCATGACGGTACCGACTTCATACATCGCCATAATAAAGTTGCTCCTGGATGATTATCCCTGGAAAAGAAAAGGCCCCTTACGGGACCCGAATAGAAATTGTTGCTGGTTCCCGGTATCCACTTCGTAACGCGCAAACGCAGTATGGATATCCGCAGCTAATTGATCTGAAATATTTGCCATATTAAATAGGCCCCGAAGGGCCTCTCCTTATTGTCCAAAGGAACCGTTATTGCTTCTGAATGCTGTCACAACAATATTACCTACTGTAACTTCACTCTGCTGCGGTCCGTAGCTTGCACCAGTTAACGAGATGCCGATGCGGTTGTTACTTGCTGGGATGTTAACAGTGAATGATTGTGGAATATCCACAAGGCCACCAGCTTTATCCCGCATATCAATAACGACACGTCTTTTACTCTGCACCCCATTAATATTGAATGTCAGAACTACGTAAAAGTCGCTGCGCTGGTCTGTTACACCGCCACTATAGGAGTTGCATCGTACGGTACAGTTCAGCGTGATTGTCATCGGGTATCCACTGTTCTGATACCATGCGTTCATAGTTCCAGAACCTTCACCGCCCTTAACCGTAAATCCGTTGAACGATGCAGAAGTTGCAATATCGCCTATAAAAGATTCAGCTTGCACCGTTCCCTTGAAAACACCGCTATTCGCTTCAACCCTGCCACGGACGATCACGTTATTGAACTGCGAAGAGCCATCCTTGGCGATACGCCAGCCTTGCGAGCCATCAACAAAGTTATTCGAGCGGATCTCGTTACCGATCTTCGCGTTCGTAATGGAACCGTCCGCGATTTTGGCAGAGGTCAGGGAACTGTTTTTGATACGTGCCGTATCGATATACAGCTCATTGCCTTCGGCAACCATCACCGGAACAGCCGTCGCATTATTACGATTGAACAACGAGAACCGGTCGGCATAAAGGATCATATCGCTCGTTTCACCATTGCTGCCCAGCGTAATCCCCGCGCCAACATTCTTTCCGTTAACCGTCTCAACCTTCATAGACCACAGCGAACTCACCGTACCATTCACATCCGCCACAGTTTTGGCGGTGTTCTGAACGGAAGCGCTGAGATCCCCGACACTGGATGTCAGGGTCGTCTGCTGCGTTGCCAGCGCCTCCAGTGCCGTTGCATGCGTCTGCTGGGTACTGGTGATACTGGCCACCGATTTAATCGTGTTGTCCAGCGTCGTCTGGTTTTTGATGTTGGCGGCCGCCTGCGCGTCAATCTGCGATTGAAGCGAGGTATTCAGGCTGGCCTGTGTGCTCTGGCTGTCGCTCAGCGTCTTCGCCATGTTATCGACGCGGGAGTTGGCATTATCCACTTTCGTGGCCAGTGCTGTCTGCTGCTGCGCCTGGGCAGTGATTTTCCCTTCGGCATCCGTTACGCGTGCCGTCAGGCCGCTCACGGCGCTCGCCGTCGCGTCAGAGGCATCCTGTGCCGCTTTCGCATCGGTAACATCCGTGATGACCAGATCGTCGATATACAGTGAATAGCCAGGGGTACCGTTGCCGGTGGCGCCACGGGTGGAGATCCAGACCACCGCGCGTGTTCTGCCTGCCCCGTTGTTACTGGCGATACCCGTGAATTTCACCCACTTATCGCGCGCGCCCAGAGAGGCTTCGCTGACAGTGACCGCCGCCTGCCACGCATTTTGCCCGGCAGCATTCTGCGACTGGATACCGACCAGCGTTGTCCACCCGGAGGAGGGCGCCTGATCTGCTGGCATCATGGCCCAGAACTCAAACCGGAACTTCGCGTCCTCACGGACTGACTGCCAGGTGCCAAGCTGTTTATCGCTGTTGCCGTTGTCGTTCGCTCCCCGGCTCACCTGCAGGCTCTTATTGCCGGTGAATTTCTGCGACGCCACCACAACGGCGGTGCCGCCCCCGCCCAGCACATGACCATCTCCGTAGCTTTCGAACGTACCGTCAACCCACGGATTAGCTCCCTGAGTGCAGATGGTATTGATGGTGCTGGTCAGCGACGTGATACTCTGCGACTGGCTGGTGATAGTGTTTTCCACCTGGCTTACGCGACCAGTCAGTGAACTCACTGCAGTCGTGTCAGCCTTTTTACTCACCGTATCGTTTGTCGACCTGAGGCTGTTCTCCAGCGCCGTTATCGAGGAACTCAGGGAGTCAATATTACCCCCCTGGGTCTTCACTGTGTTCTGGAGCGTGGTAATTGCCGACGCGTTCGCATCAGCCTTCATCATCACACCGCCGGCTGCACCCAGCCCCATCATTATCCCGTTCACAAATTCGACTGAGGTCGAAATGTGAGCGGTGGCATCTCCACCGGTTGGCGCACGCAGTTCCAGACCATCGCCCGACCTCATGCCTTTGCGGCCAAGGAGAATATAGGCACCACGATACGGCAGGGAGTTGACGACTTCGGATGTACCACCAAGAGATTCCAGAGCAGACAATATCTTACCTCGGTTGCCAGATGGCTCATCGAATGTCAGGACGCAAACGTAAGTGCCACTAGTCAACGCCCCGATATCAGCCGACATCGTGTCGCCATTATTCGCGCTGCCAAAGACATCGTATGTTTTGGAGGTCGCAATCACCGCTGATCCGTCGCTTTGTTTTGCAAAAGTGACCAGCGCCCAGCTGCGACCAGGGGTAAACAGGTTTTTGCCGCTTTCATCAAAAACCCCAGGAGTTACGCTGTTGCCATTCCCCCGTGCAGTGACAGTAAACACAGTGCGACGGTTCATCGAGGCCTGCAGGCTGGTAATGCTACTGTTCGCCGCAGTTAAATCGCCCCCCTGAGATGTCACCGTGTTCCGGAGATCCTGCAATGCAGAAGCATCAGCCTTCCTGGCAATGTTGTTCTGAGCTGTCGACAGCCCGTTTTCCAGCGATGTGGTGCGATTACCGATAGAGCTTATGGAAGTGCCCTGCTGATTCACCGTACTCTGTAACGAAGACAGCGCAGAAGAGTCCGCTTTTTTAGCAACGTTTGCATCAGTTGTCGCCAGACTATTCTTCAGTAAAGAAATATCGCTGGACACCGACGTTATATCCTTGCCCTGCTGAGTCACTGTGTTCTGCAGCGAGGCCAGTGCAGAGGCATCCGCCTTCTTGCTAACGTTAGCATTCGTCGCGGTCAGCTCATTCTGAAGCTGGGTGATGCTGTTGCCTTGAGACGTGATTGAGCCTTCGGCTTTAGTCACACGGCTATCAAGACTACTCAGCGCCTGACTATTGCCAGAAATCGCGTCAGACAGATCCTCGGAAGCCGGCGACCACGAGGTGCCCTTATTCCCTTCTTCCAGTTTCACCTGGTAGATCTGACAACCGGTCTTCTGGGACTTATCTTCAAACAGGAATCGCAATCCGGCAACGCCTACGAAAAGCGTCGAACCAGATTCAGCTGTAATTGTTCCAACCCATTTGTACAAGTCACCATCACGCGTAACGATGCCGTTCTGCGAATAGTATCGCAGAGACCATGAGTCAGTCCCGACAGCGGAACGACCGATGACTGCAGAAGTGAACGGCTTAGTTGTTCCGAAGCCATCCGCGTACTCTTTAAACCAAAGAGTCATCGTGTACTGAGTTTTAACAGCGATATTTTTACCAACCAGACCCGTAATCGCTTTCAGCTCATAACTGGTGAAGCCGGAAGTCGGAGACAGACACAGAGCCGGGGCGCCGCTCTTATCGGAGTTACGAAGAAGGTTGCTCGCGCCAATAGACAAGCTATCAACGTCGTTTTTAAGCTGGGTGATACTGTTACCCTGAGACGAAATGGAGCTACCCTGCTGCGTCACGGTGTTCTGGAGAGCGTTCAGCGCCGTCGCATCAGCTTTCTTTGCAACGTTGGCATTGGTGGTGCTCAGGTTGTTCTGCAGGCTTGTAATGCTGCTTGAGGCTGAAGCAATGTCTTTGCCCTGCTGGGTAACCGTATTTTGCAGTGTCTGGAGAGCTGCGGCGTCCGCTTTTTTCGCGACGTTCGCGTTGGTCGTGTCCAGATTGTTTTTCAGATCCGTAATGCTGGTGGACTGCGACGCAATATCTTTACCCTGCTGGGTTACAGTATTCTGGAGAGAAGACAATGCGGAGGCGTTGGCGTCGATTTTGACACTATCTGTCACATCGATGACATAGAAATCATCAAAGCAACGACTCCCGGCTGTCAAACCGTTACTCAGCGTAACCGGGAGCTTGGCTGTCTCCGTGGCCTTCCAGCGACCGGAAATCAGCGTCCAGTCGGAACCGATCGTCCCGCTATTGTACGGTCGCTCAAACACCGGCTGACCAGCGGAGTTGCCGATCCGCAGCTTGTTGTTACCTGCTCCGTTATCAGTGGTCGCTCCGAGATCCTTAACCCATACCCCGATTTCATAGGTTCGCCCCTGAACAAACGGGATGTATTGCCCCGGAGTCACATTCCCCGGATCAACCTTCAGCGCCCGCGTCCCGCTATGAGGAACGGAAACCTCCACCACACTGGTCGCGGTTGACCGCCCGGTGTAACCATCCAGCCCGCGTTCAAACGAGGGATTCACGACCAGGTTACCCGGTATCTGCCCGCTGGCATCGATATCTGCCGCGACCTGCGAGAGGCTGTTCGACAGGTTCGTCAGCGAATTGCTCTGGCTCTCCAGCGTTTTGCCCTGCTGCGTCACTTTCGTGTCGAGCGTGGCCAGCGCAGTCGCATCGGCTTTCTGCGCCAGCGCTTTATCGGTATTCGCCAGATTTCCGGTCAGCTTCGTGATGGCGCTGTTCGCAGCCGTCAGGTCATTGCCCAGCTGTGTGACGGTATTGGTCAAATTCTGCACCGCTGTCGCATCAGCCTTTTTGGCCACTGCGGCATTGGTGGTTGCCAGCCCGTTTTCCAGCTGGGTTGTCCGGTTGCCGGTCGAGGTCAGCAGATTACCCTGTTGAGTCACGGTGGTGGTCAGGGAGTCAACCGCCGCCGCCGTGGCATCCGCAGTATCCTGAACCTTTTGCGCCGCTGTCACATTTCGCATATGCCAGTCCGTAACGAACCATACGGTGCCGAATGGGCTGGACTGGTTAATTTGCAGGAATGGACGGAAGAAGCCGCGATCGACAATCCCCTGAGTAATTTTGAATCGCCAGGTTACTCGCTGCCATGTGGCCGACGCCTTGCGGTTGCCGCCGGATGACAGAGGCGCGCCCACGCTGCCGCTTGGCCTTGTTGCGGTTCCGAGATACAGGTTGAAATCAGCGGAGCCGGTACCACACGCGACGAGAGCAGACATTTCATAGACATCCCCCAATGTCGCCGGAATAGCAGCAAAATTGGGGTGATGGTCGCGAGCCGCAATGCGTGCAACATAAGCGTATGGGCAATTGGCTGGCACGCCCTCAGACGAGCTGGAAACCACAGTGAAGCCCATCTGACTAAACTCTGGGTCAAATGTCGGGTTGCTAATCAAATCGCCACTTGTCGCATTCCCTGCGCGTACAGATGAATTAAGCGCAGTGATACTGCTATTCGCAGAGGATAAGCCCGATTCTGTTTGATCGACGCGCCCGGACAACACGCTTAAAGCGCTCTGATCCGCTTTTTTACTGACGTTGTTATTGGTCGTTGCCAGGTCATTTGTCAGTTTGGTGATGCTGTTACCCTGACTGGTGATCTGGTCACCCTGTTGGGAGACGGTCGAGTCCAGTGTCGAAATCGCATTGGCATTAGCGTCTGCTGTACTTTGCGCATTGTAGGCATCAGTCACTTCGGTAATGACCAGGTCATCAATGAGGAATGAGTTACCCGCCTTAACGCTGCTAACGTTAGGAATAGAAATCCTCACCATTGCCTGCTTAATACCGCTCTTGCTGCTCTTCAGATAGCCACTGACTTTCGTCCAGGTGTCTGCGGACAGATCTTTTGCCGACTTAATGAGTGCCGGCCACTGCCAGGAGTTATCCTGATCCTGAAACGACATGCCGACCGCAATCTGCACCGATCCATCCATCGTCGTGCTCTTGGCGTCCAGCTTAACCCAGCACTCAACATAGAATACCGCGTTGTCGCGAACCTGGAAGCCGCTGAAGATGTGGTTGTCACTGTTATCTATATAATTAGTGTAGTCATTCGGACGCGTCACACGAATGCATTTATTGCCGCCATGCGAGTCGTCAGTGGTCACGATGGCACGGTTATTCGCCAGATTGTGGCCAACCGCGTAGCTTTCAAAAGTGCCATCAGGAAGCAGATTAGCGCCGCGTTTGGATTGCTGGCTCAGAGAGCTGCTGAGCGACGTAATGTTGCTGTTCGCCGCCGTCAGACCGGACTCAGTCTTCTCCACGCGTCCGGTTAGCGAGTTCATCGCCGTCTGATCCGCTTTGCTGGCCACATTCGCGTCTGTCTGCGTCAGCGCATTCCGGAGCTGGGTGATGCTCTGCGAATTGCTGACCACATCATTGCCAATCTGGCTGACATTCGAGCTGAGTACGCCGGCTGCGTTTGCCAGCGCGGAAACACCGAGACCGGAGTACATCTCAGCAACCTTGTCTGACAGCTTCAGGCCCAGGTTGATATACGCCTGGCCGGTCCACTGATTCACCAGAAACTCAACGGTATTCCAGCCAACTTTCAGTTCAAAACTGCCGGTAGTCCAGCTGGCATTCCCCCAGGCAACCTGAACGCCATTCACAAATATGGCGCCGGTATCATCAAAAATCCTGTTACCGGGCGCCATTGTGATGGTGGTATCGGCGGCCACTTTCACCTGGCAGGAATACAGCGCGATCAGATAGCTGCCGGCGGATGTAAAGTCCAGTTTGGCCGCGTCGGACACCTCATCCACGACCACGGGCGCCACGGCGCGAATATCGCTGAATGACGGGACTGTCCCGGCATTAGCCAGCTGCACAGGATAGATCCGACGGGACCAGCTATTCGGCTGGCCATTGACCAGCTGATTCGACAGACTGGTGATGCTGTCAGTATTGCTTCGAATATCCTGGCCGTTTTGCTCTACCTGCTGCGTTAAGGCAGTGACCGCAGCCGCTTCGGCTTTCTTCGCCAGCGCGGCATTTGTCGTGCCCAAATCGCTCGTCAGTTTCGTGATGGACTGACCCTGGCTGGTTATCCTGTCGCCCTGCTGGGTAACCGTAGACTCCAGCCCGCTCAACGCCTCATTCGTACCAGCCAGGCCCGTTTCCGTCTGGCCCACCCGGTTAGTGAGTGATGTTAACGCGGCGCCCTGCGATGTCAGCGTGGCACCCTGTTGCTCAACTTTCTGCGTCAGGGACGTCAGCGCGGCTGCATCGGCTTTTTTCCCGAGGCTGGTTTCCAGGCCACCGATACGGCTCGCCTGCGCGCGCTGCTCTGTCGTCAGAGAACTCAGTTCACCAGAAACAGCAGCTTTGTTGTCGTTAAACTGCGTCTGCAGGGACTCTCTGGCCTTAACTTCCGCCGAGATGGCGGTAACGCGTGCGGTTTTTTCCTGGTACAGCAGCCCGGAGGTGACTTTCTCCAGATCGCTCCCATCATAGGAGCCACGCATCTGCGCCGCCAGCGTGCTGCGTGCCTGTGCTTCGGCGGTCAGCGCGTTACTCAGCGTACTGCGCACATCCTGCAGAGCCGCCGTACTGGCGCCGGGTGCTGGCCGGCCAACGGCGATCCAGTCGAATTCGATAAAGTTGCTGGCATCCTGCTGGTTCGTCAGGTCCAGGCGAATACGATCAATGTTCCCTGTCCACGGAATATCACGCACCGTCAGGGTTGCCACCCCATCGGCATATTCCGGCTCAGCAACAATGTATCGCTTCGTGTTATTGAAGTTTTCGCCGGCAGACACCCAGCGGATCTCACCCGCCCAAACTGGTTTGCCGGTTTTACGAAAGCGCAGCATGATGAAACGGTACGCCGCACCATCGACAGCCAGCCCACCAGGAGAGGTAATGTACGGATCGGTGGCGCTGTCCGCCGGGCGTAACCAGCCATCCTGTGACACACCCGGTACGCCGGCGCTGCCGGTCCAGCCCTCGGTCGTCTGATTGTTGAAATGCCAGATAACCTGCGAATCGAACTGGATATTAGCGCCGGCAGCGAGGCTGGACATTTCCCGCGCCAGATTTTCATCGGCGGTCTTCATCACCTGAGTCAGGCTCTCGATACTCGCCTCAATCCCCTGCGTTGCCGCCAGCAGTTCATCAGCGGCCTGTGACGCCTTCGCGTTAACATCGGCGATACGATCCGCGGTCTCCTGCTTCACCGCATTGGTCAGCGTGGTGTTGACCTGAGACAGCGACTGCTTCAGGCCATTTTCGGCAGTCTTTATCTGCGCATTCAATGCGGCATCGCCGTCGGCCAGCGTTTTGCTGACCCTGGCAATCTCCAGGTCGATGGTGGCGTTGATTTCCGCAGCCGTATCGGTGACTGACTGTCTTACCTGGGTGATGCTGTCGGTCAGCGACTTGTTCACAGTTGCGATCTGCTTGTTCGCATCTGCGACGGCGGATTTTGCCTCCTGAACGCCTTTGTTTGCCTGAGCCAGACCAGAATCGAGAGCCTCATTGACCGAGGTGATCTCATCCGTGATGGTTTTATTCACGGCGGAGATCTTCCCGTCAACATCAGCCGTGATGCTTTTCGCCGATGCATCAATATCCTGGCTGACCTGCTTCGCCTGGTCTTCGGCTTCCTTACGCAGAGCTTCAGCGGTCTGCTCCAGTTCCTGCTGCGTATTGCGGATACCTTCCTGTGTTTCGCTAATGGTGCGCTGCGTTTCCTCCCAGGCAGCCGTATCCTTGATCGCGTCGGTCAGGTTTTCGTAGTAGTCATCAAAGTTATCGCTGGCCATCCCCTGGACCCAGCCGGTCCACGGGCTTTCATTGCCAAGACGATCCACAAGGCGCGCCCGATACCAGAATTCTGCGCCCATACTGAGGCCCATCTGCTGATAGCTTTTCCCCGGATAGGCCACGTCTGATAACGGCATCGGCGCACTGCCGTCCTGATTTTTGCTGTACTGTAGTTCCGTGCGCAGCGTATCCCCGGAGCCGGTCGGGAACTCCCAGCTAACCTGGACCCCATGAACCAGAGAACGGGTTGCCAGCGCCAGCGGTGCCAGCGGCTCGCCGACCTTGCCGGTCAGGGTTTTCTCTTCGGAATACGCCCAGCCGCTCGAGATCTCCGCCGCATTTATCGCGCGGACGCGAACCAGATAACGACCGGCATAAATGCCGCTGACCTCAAACGAGGTGGTCGAGCTGCGCGGCACATTAATCCAGTTCCCGTCGTTACGGCGCCACTGTGCCTCGTAGGCAATAGCGCCGCTGACAGCTGACCAGTTAACCTGCATCGTTTCGACGCTGATCCCCTGATTCACGACCGAGCGGGATGTGATGACAATATCGTCAGGAGGTGACTGGTTGCCCGCCGGCAATACGCTAACCGGGCGCTGGTCGATAATAGCGCCGGTATCGATGCGGGCGAATTTATCCGGGTCATGTGCCACGCCGGTGATCGTGAGGGTGGCATCGCTGTTCTCTTTTACCCCTGTAACCCGGTACTGCTGCAGGAAGAGGTCATCGGATTCAACGGCCCAGACGCATTCCCGTTCTGGTGTCTCACTGTACGCCGTTGTGACCGTAATCTGCCGGCGTCCGTTAACAGCCTGAATGGTCCGGCTCTGTGAGATACCGGATGGCAGGTTTAGCTGGAGACGGTCGCCAGGTTTGGCATCCACATCACGATCCAGCGTAATCACCCGGCCATTCACCGCGCTGATTCGCCCGCCGTTGACCCGTCCGGCCAGCAACTCATCCGCCAGGGCAATGATATAACCGGGTTGAGGAATGCGACCGTCCAGCCCCACATCAAACTCAACGACCCGGTCTTTGTTGTTGGTCAGTATGCCCCACAACCCCTTACGGTGGGCTTCGCTCTGGCGCGTACAGCCAATCGCGGTCATTTCGAGCTGGTTAAAACTGTAGCGGGAAACCAGTTCCGGGATAAACGCCGGCTCCATCGCATCAGCATAAGCATTATCCGGATCAGACCAGGAAACCAGGGCGTTGGTGTACCGAACCTGGCTGCTGCTGCTCGAATAACGGGGTTTGCCGATAATATTGGCGCGCGTATAGGTAAAATCGACATCACGCGGCATATCAGCCTGCACAACAATCTGCTCACCGTTCCAGCAGGTCATGCCCCGGAAAATGGCGGCAAAGTCTCGCAGCACGGTGTAAGCATCGTTGCGTTCCTGAACATAGACGTTACAGGTATAGCGCGGCTCCATGCCGTCACCACCACGCCCGTCAGGAACCAGCTGATCGCAGTACTGTGCAATCTGGTACAGCGTCCATTTCGAAATATTGGCGCTGCTCAGACGATTACCGAGACCAAAACGGTCAGCTGTAACAATGTCGTAATAGATCCAGGCCGGGTTATCCGTCCAGGCCCATTTAAACCCGCCGGTCCAGACGCCGGTATATTCGCGGGTTTCCGGATTGTAGTTATCCGGCACACGAATCACGCGCCCACGCGGCTCACAGGAAATTTGCGGAATGGAGCCATTAAACTGGCTGGAGTCGAACTCGATATAAAGCAGCGCGGTGTTGGGATAACGCAGCTTCGCGTCAATCACTTCGGTATAGCTCTGCAGCGTCATCACGTCGCCAACTTTGACACTGTTTGCATCCGGAGAGATTTTACGCAGGCGTAGCGTCCAGGTACTGCCGGCATGGGGCAGATCAATACGATGGCTCCGCTCATAACCGGAGGTGGTTTTACCCGTGACAGCGGTTTCCAGCACCGTCTGCCAGGCGCCGCCGTCGGTCTGCAGGTCAATCGCATACTTGACGGTATTGCCCACCACGTCGCCGTCATCTTCCTGTTTCATCAGGGACGGCCATTTCAGGCGGACACGAACGGCAGAAAGCTGGGTATTAGTAAAGGTATGGGTCCAGGCTGTCTTGCTGGAAACTTCCGTTCCTACACTGATTTCATTTTCAGTACCGGGAATACCCTGAATATAAGTCTGAGCCTGCGTGCCGGGGCGAAATTCCCAGGACACGCCACTGAAGTTTTGCGAACCATCAGCATTTTCAAGCGGGGTGCCATCAAGATAAATATCTTTCCCGGTTAAACCACCTGTAAATTCACCCTCACCTAATGCGAGCAGAATTTTGGCTTTCGCAACGGACTGTAAATCATCCGGCTGTTCCGTCGGTGTACGCTGCTTTGAGCCGCCACCCTTGCGCCCTTTAATTATGTTATTTGCCATATTACGCCCATAAAAAAAGCCACCGCAAGGTGGCCTGAATTGGATGGTTTACTGAATAAAACTTATTGCTGGTCTTCTACGTAAATACCGGCAGATATAATGGCTCCGCCAATTCGGCGTTTGCCATAAAGCAAAGGGACCGGGTATCCCTGAGAGGCAGTATTCGTCACGCCCCCAAAGGCGTAGGACGCTTTATTGTCAGCGGATTCTTTTCGGGCCAGGCCTGCTGGCTGTGGGGAGAGCATCTGAACAACGCCGCCGAGCATCATAGCAGCCCCCATTTTATAACCAAATGCTGACACGGGGTTGCCAGGAACAAAGTAAGAGCCGACAGCAGAAGCAACAATAATAACTGCTCCAAGAATTGTTTGAAGCAGCCCCGCCTTTTTACTACCAATTAAAACAGGAACAATTCTGATAACTTCACCACCAACGGGGAATCCTAAATCATCCTTACCGATATTTTTCTTTCCTTTGAAAACAGCAAAGGTCAACCCTTTTTCTTTGCTGTTATTCATGAAATTTTCAAATCCAGGGATGGTTGCAGCCAGCGCTATGCCTGCTTCTTGGACTGTTGAAATCAACCGATGATGAACCTTCCCGAAAGTTTTGCCAAGAATTCCAGAAAGCTCAATTCTTGTCATTATTTCCTGCATAATAGCTCCAGCTGGTGGGAAACGAGTTAATTAATAGTGGTTGGCCTTATATCCAAATCGCCATTAGCATCCGTAAAAACTCTTGCTGCTTTTTTCTCTCCAGCTTTAATATTGAAAAATCGTTCTTGTCTCTCTCGGTTTAAACTGCAAAGTCCTTTACCTTCAAGATTAGCACCGACAGCCCACTCTCCTTCTGATAAATAAAATGTCGCTTTTTCTTTCGGATCCAGTTTCGCTACTCGTTCACCATTCAAATAAACTGTTGCATAGCATCCTGCTCCCACGAATCCTGAATCACGAACGATTGTCAGGCTACCGTTATTACCTTCGTTTTCTTGATATTTAAAAACATGCTCTTTTGAGGCGGAAATAGCTTGGCTGGGAGGTACAACTGTTGTCGAACAGCCTGTTACTGTGACAATTGCCAATGCTAGAGCTATTTTTTTCATTTCAGTATCCCTTGGATTTATAGTTAAAATTCCACAAGAGATTAACACAGAGAATGGTATCGGACGATTTTCATCGTCCTGTCTAACCAGTATCCACCATACGGCACGCGCTTGCTGAGATGGCCATACAGGTGATGCAGCAGCATATTCCCTTCCAGCAGAATCCCGGCGTGGTTCCACTTATCCGCCTGCACCTGCATGATCACCATATCACCCGGTTGCGGTGGACCATCAAACTCACGGAACCCGCATTCATACCAGCAGTCCTGATAAAAATTGTCCGGGTACTCCTTTTCCCACCACGGATAATCGACGCGGTAATCGTGCAGCTCGATGCCGTGGGTTTGCCGAAAATAGCTCATCACCAGGCCCCAGCAATCATAGTGGCCCAGCACGAATGGTCGCTCGAGGAGCGGCAACTCACCACGCGGATGGATGGTACGGAGATCGCCTTCTGGCCAGCTGATAATATGCCAGGGGAGAAGGGTCGCGTCGCATTGCGCTTTATCCAGTTCGCTCGGCTGGGTGGTGGCATCAGGATGGCTGTGAACAATACCGGTGATCGTTCCCCATTCCTCAACCTCCGCATAATCCTCCGGCGCCAGCACAAAATTATCTTTCGACTCTGTGGCCAGGTTCCGGCAGGGGAAATAACGCTCCGCTCGGCCCCTCTGGGCGACGAGGCCGCAGGCCTCGCGCGGATATTCTGCCGCCGCATGTTCCTGGATGGCCTTAATCGTTTTCTGACGCATATCAGCTCCTGATTAATGAGGTGCCGGGGAACCCGCCAAACGGCAGTTCACTATTCTCACCATGACGTAATTTGCAGGCCGTGAGCGTTCCGTTGCAGACATCCTGCGACGGGTCATCAACTGGCTGATTGTTCCTGTCAAAATACCGGGTGCCGGCATAGTCGCACCCGTTACCACTGCGGTACTGATTGCGGATACACCAGGTGCAAATCGCATGCAGCTGGCGAGTGGGGATCATCATCCCCTGCAGATCCATCGGACTGGAGAGTATGAACTCCACTGTTTCATCGGTTTCAAGACTTTTGGTGTCGATAAAATACAGGTGCCGTTTTTCCTGCGTCGGGTCCGCGGTGGCATTACCTTCATGGAAGTTTCGCGCATCCAGATACTGCTTTTGCGTGTCGTGGATGATGACCCGAGCCATCGCCAAATCGTCGTAATGCAAACACAACGCAGAAACTGAACCATCAATGTTGCCCACCCGCAGTGTGGGCTGCGCGTCGCTTCCTGAGGTCGAGGATTCGATCCCCTCTAATTCACAAGGCCATGCTTTATATTCGATGCCCTGCCACCAGATGCTTTTGGCCGGTAGCTTCGATTCATCGCCACCAGCGGCCATAATTTCCGCTTCGGTATGGGTTATGTTATATCCGTGAAAATGTAAAATATCCCCCATATTAAAAGCACTACCGTCAATTTCGAAAAGCCGGATTTCATCTCCCGGCTCCAGTTTCTGATAATCAGCGTGAAGACTCATGGTACGAATGCCTGTTCAAATGTTGCAGTGACTGTCATGACTCTGTTATTCAGAACAGTTTTTTGCAGGCTGTCAGCCTGAACCCGCCATAGCGCCAGATCGTCATACGGTGGTTTAAACGCAAAGGATTTTGTTTTATGGCGTCGCAGGAATTTATAAATATCCAGTCCTGTTTGCAGATCTCCGGTAAATGAAAATGCATAATTTAAGGTTTCCGGGTTTATTCCTTCTCCAGAAACCTGCGCATAACCGTCGCCAAATTGCACCCTGCGAATATTATCCTTACTCGTTATCGCAGGCTGACTGGCGGCCTGAATTCGCCAGGAGAATGTTTCAATAGTCATAAATAGCCTTTATCTCAGCCAGTAAAAAAGCCGCAAAGCGGCTTCAGGTATTAACGCCCTTCTTTTATTGCCTTCCAGAGTGGCGTTCCGGGCCGTTGGGCCTGTTCACTGACGACGCTGATGATGGCAGGTTTCAGTTGCTTAAGGATACCGTTACTGTCAATCGCTGACCGCTGCGTAGACTGCTGTTCGCTCCCGCTACTGATATAGACGCCCCCCATGTTGACCATCACACCGCCAGGGGAGACACTCGACGGGCTGGCAGCGTTGCCGACATACCCGCCTGTCGCGTACCCGCGCATCAACCGGTAAAGATTGCTCACACCGATACGACTGGTAGCCTCTTTGGTGAACACAAACTCACCGCGGTGTACCACTCCCGCCGGTTCATATTTCCCACCATGACCGGTATAACCGCCGACATCATATTCCGGCACATATCCGCCTTTCCACAGCTGTAACTGGCTGGCTGCAGAGGTGTAAGCTCCTGATGGCGTACTCCCGCCCCCACCGCCGGACATGCCTCCGGTAACCCACCCCATGGCTGCCTGAATCGTGTAGGCCACGATCAGTTGATTGATGACCTGAACAATCATCTTCAGAATGGAGGTGGTGAATTCCTTGAAGCTCGCTTTTCCGGTGGTGGTCAACTGGGTGAGTTGCTCTGCCATCCCGCTAAATGTTGACTGTGAAACCTGTTTCATGGCGTCATAAACGTTCGTCGCCGAGTCCTGATATTCAGCCCACCCCTTTTCCAAGCCACTCAGCCAGTTGCCACGAAGCTGGTCCTCCGCTTCGTAATAACTATTCGCAGCCTGTAGTTGCTGCTGGTATCCGGCATCATCAAGAGAGCCCCCGGCATTTTTCCAGCCGGCAGCGAGCTGGGCCTTTGCCAGTTGCCTCTGCGCCATACGGTCACTGAGGGTGGCTCCGCCCGCCAGAGCCTGCTGCTTTTCCGCCATCTGAGTGACGTATTTTTGCGCCGTATCCATGCGCTTATTCAGTTGTTCCTGTGCAACAATCTGATCGCCCAGCAACGCCTTTTGCCGTGCCAGTTGCAGAACCTGCGCCTTATTCGACAGCAGGGATTGTTCCTGTTTCGTCAGGGAGCGAGTTCGGGCGGCCTCTTCCAGAACCTGAAATTTTGCTTCCGTGGTCCAGAGGTCTTTTCGCTGCTGACTGATGGTGTCGTTCAGTCCTTTATGAAGCTGAAGCGAACGTAACTGCGCCTGCAAAACCAGCAGCTCTTCCCGTGCTGAGTCAACAGCACTTACTCCTGTTGGGGTACGAGTCTGGTCTTTCTTTCGACGGTTTTTCTCAATCTCATCGGCGGCTTTAGACACCGCATCCTGCTGGCCCGGCCCGGCGGCTACCCTGGCATCCCGCCCACGGGTAACGTATCCCATTTCCCCCTGACGGATCCTGGCGTCACGCTCAGCAATGGATTTCAGTAATTCCGCATTCTGTTTCTTGTTGGCTTCAATATATTCCTGGTTCTGCTTAATAGCATCCTTACCAACATCCCCCATTCCCGGTATTTTTTGTGCAGCCTTTTGCGCACTCAACACAAATTCGCGAATGGCAGTATCGCCGCTATTAAGTAGATACCTGACCTGCTCAACCGTACCGGCAACCACGTCAGTAATCAGGTTCAGGGCGCCAATTGTATGGTCACCCACCCATCGCCACGCATCCGCCGTCCATTTTTTGATGTTGTCCCACATCTGCTCCAGAGGTGTGCTGGCATCGTCAATCTGCTGCATGCGTTCACCCATGGTGTCCGCAAACAGTTTCATTCCCTCGGTTACAGCAGCCTGTTTGCCTTTTGTTCGCTCTAACTCATCAATGTGGCGTAACTGTGAAACGCTGAGAAAATTGTACTCTTTATTCAGCTCAGCCAGCGCCTGAACCGGGCTTTTAGCGATTGAACTGAACGCGGTTTCAATTCGGGATGCATCATCTTCCATGACCTGAGACCATTGCTGTGATGCTTTGGCCACAATGCGCAGCTGCTCTGTACTGTATTTCCCCGTTCCGGCAATTCGGGCGAGCACCTCTGCCACCGATGCTGTGCTGGCGTTGGTACTATCCCCTATCTCATCAGCCATTTTCCACAACTGAGCCGTGGTGGTCGCCGATGTTCCGCCGGTTATCGTAATGGCACGGTACAACGATCGGTTTGCCTGCTCAGCCTGCCAGGCAGCAACAGATACCGCAGTCAGGGCCGTAGCAAAACCACCAACGATGATCCGGCCAGGGGTAAGAAAACGCAGTAACCCTTTGGCATGCTCCGCATTTTCAGAAAGCGCATTGGCATTTTCTGACAGGGACTCTTCGGATTCATCAGCGGATGATTTTATGCCCAACAGTTCCTCTTTGAGGATCTGGAAGATATTACCCATGCCACCAAAAGAATCGCTGATTTGTCCTCCCTGCTGCATGAGGACCATCCACAGCGGCATCCCCCCGGCAAGGGATGTCGCGATATCGGTAAACTGGGCAGGTAACATGCGGAGTGCCTGACGATACTGCCCGGCGCTGAGCGTGCCTTTTTTCCACACCTCATTTTGTTGCTGCAGTCGGGCAATCAGTGGCGCCGCTTCTTCTGTCACACCGAGTTGCGCGGCCTTCAGGTTCAGTAATTCCGTGCGGGATAATCCCTGTTCTTCAACCTGTGATTTAAGCTGTGCCAGGAAGCGGGCCCGCGACTGACTGGCTTTCTCTTCGGCCTGCTGCAGTTCCTTCTGCCGGGCCGTAGTCTGGGATATCAGCGCCAGATAGTCCTGCTGAGTGATGTTCCCCTGCGCGCGCGCCTTCCTGAACTGCTCCTGAACCGCCGATAAGGAATCCGTGGCCCCACTCAGTGAGCGAACGCCGTCAATCTGACGAAAGAACGACTCTGCCAGCGCATCCTGCTGCCGGGCCAGTACGGCCGCACGGGCAGCATTATCCCGAAGTTGCTGACTGAACCCCGCCACGCGTTGCTGCGTTTCTTCTACGGATTCACCGACCCTCTGCATTTCCGAACTGAGACCTGCCGCCGCCGCTGACTGGCGGGACTGCATATCAGACATCGCTGCAGCGCGGTTCGCCGCTGCCGTAGCCAGCGCAGCCTCAGCCCGTTGCTGACGGGTCTGAACTTTTTCCGTTTCATCTCCCAGCCCCGACAACTGGTTTTTAATCCGCGCGACCTGCTCCGTAAACGTAGCGCTGTCGACATCGAGGTTAATGACAAGGTCGCTAATCTGCTGGGCCATATCTGGTGCCTCCTGTAATCCCCTCCGCGGCCAGCATCATGGCGTCATCGTCCTGCACATTATCCGCTGCAGCCTCAGCGGAGGGAGACAGCAGGCTGAAGTGTGCAGGGGAGATATCCGGATCCCGGTATAAGAAGGTAGAGATGGTGTAAAGCAGCCCGGAGAAGTGCGCATCGAGCTGCGCGTCCTGAAAAAAACGCTCCCGGTAAAAATGATGCCAGTCGCCCAGCTCGGAGGACGTCATGCCAGCAAGCATGGCGCGCCAGTCGGGTCGCCCGAACTCGCGCGCCAGCTTCAGGACAAAATCAAGCTCACTGGCTAGGGCTTTTCCGCAGTAACAGGTTCATCACCCAGCCTGGTGGCATCAATACCTTCATCCGCAGGCTGCTCTGCGTCAGCAACCGGCTCCAGCATTCCCGACAGTGTTTTAACGGCGATTTCTGCTTTCCCGATGGCCTCAGCAGGCCACGTGCTCAAAACCTGATGGAACAGTTCATCCTCGGAGGGGCCTTCCGGCTCATTGTGCCAGAGCGAATACGAAATCAGTCGGGCGCTGTTGCGAATACTCATACCAATCAGGCGGGTCGTCATGGCCTGTTCGCTCAGTTCCTCGCCGGCAGACGCCAACGCTTTTTCTTCCCCCGCAAGGTATTCCAGATACTGAATACGCTGCAGCGCCGACAACTCATTAAGGGGGACCGATTGTCCATTAAATTCAAACGATTCTTGTTTCAGGAACATGGTTTATCCTCAGGATGCGGTGACGGTAGTTTTGCAGGTTGCCACAAAATTACCTGTATTGCTCATGACAATAATATCGGTGGCACCTGCCGCCACGCCGGTGATAATCAGTGATTTACCACTGACCGATACCGTGGCTTTACTGCCATCGGAGGTGGCCGCACGGAACGACTGATCGGATGCGCTGGCAGGCAGGAAAGTGACATTGAGCGTTGTGGTTGTGCCGACGGCCACACTCGCCGTTGACTTGTCGAGTTTGATGCCGGTCACCGCGATCGGTGCATTGCCACTTTCTTCCGCCAGTTCCGGTTTCCCGGTGTTGGTGATTTTGGCCGTACGGGTGATCACTTCTTTCGCGGGGATAGCTTTACCCATGCTACTGCACCACCCTTTGAACACATCCACGGTGCCATTCGGGTATTTAATTTTGTAGGCCCGCACATCGCCATCGACAAACCAGGCCACCAGCGACTTTTGCCCTTCTTCACCCGGTTTCCAGGCCAGCGTTAATGATGTATCACCTGCCGATTTTGCCCCCTGTGCAGTCGCGGTCCAGTCTGCGTCGTCATCGTCAAGGTAGGTGTCATCGTAGGACTCCGCCGTCATTTCGCCCGGCGTGAGTTCCTTAATTTTTGCCAGGCGCTGCCAGTCGGCATCAGAAAGTGGGTTAGCGTAGGGATTTCCCGTTCCGGTATATAACCAGAGCGTGGTGCCCGCCCCTTTAACCGGGGCCATTGGATTTGGAGTAGCCATAAAATTCCTTATCTCAGGTAAGTGAGGATGTACGTCAGGTCGACCGATCCCCAGGTAGCCATTTCGTCATCGCGCTGGTAGTCGTAGCCCATGGGGATCATCGTTTCGATTAAGGGAGATAGCGCCGGGATAGTCTCAAGGGCCGGGTACACCTTTTCCTCCATCCACGCATCCAGCGCGCTATCCGGCGTGGTGGATTTCAGAAATACCTCGATATGGAGGACTGATTGCCAGCTGTCCTCATCAAGGCTGTCTCCCGTGTATTCGGCATCAGACAGATAGACTGCCAGCGCCGGCAGGTCCTGCTCTTCCAGAAAAACAGGGCGCCCGTCAAACCATGTCACACGATCCGGAATGGACGCCTTTAGTTGTTCCAGTACCGCAAGACGAATAGCGGTGTGTTTGCTCATCGCTTCAGGTGGATCCTCAGTTGATTTTTCAGCGCGGCAGACAGCTCCTTCGGCATATCGCTGTCGATAAGCTGCTTTGATATCGCGGTGAAGGATTGGGTTAATGGGATTTCGAGGGGAACTTTGACAACATCTATCGGGTAACGGGGTTTACCCAGCCGGCGCATAACCTGCCATCGCCCGTTCGCCAGCTGCTGAATAAACGCATTTCTGAAAATGTACGGGCCAATACGTAACACGCTACCGCGCCCGCGCTTTTCTCCTTTTCGCCTGGAGAGTTGCACGCGCGCGGCACCCAGCTTGATTGCGGGCAGGTTCCCCCGGTTAATACGAATTGCCGCCACCAGCCTTTCAGGCTTCGCGCGCTTAAGACGCGAACGCTGGCGGACCAGCTTCACCGGCAACCCCTTTTTGCGGTTATCGCCCACTGTCGCTTCTTTTGCGACCTTCCTGCTGCCCTGCGTAATCGCCCGCCCGGCGACCCGGTTTAGCGCCTGGGCGGCAGCCGTTGGGACCATCAGGCGGCTCAGACTGTTCAGGTTCTGGATCGCACGCTCAAGACCTTTCAGTGACATCATTCACTCCAGCCAGATTTGAGGCTTCCCGTTAAAAAGCTGATAGCGGGTAACGATCCAGTCCTTACCGTCATATTCAACGGCATCGTTTCTGGTGGGCCGATAATCAGCGGCAAAAACGACCAGCACCGTTGCGGTACCGGAAAGCGCGCTCATCTCCTCCAGCAATTCAACAGGAACAACATCAACGCGGATGCCGTTAATAACCGCTTCCCTGCCCATTTTTTTGAGGGTGGCGGCATCCATCCGGGCCGCCATCTTGTCGAAAGGGTTAGGCATTGATTTTGACGTCAATGACGGTACTGTTAGCCGCAGCATTTTCCCAGGCAACACCCGCCAGGACGGCATCAGTGGCTTCCAGTTGTACTTTGCCCGCCTTGATATACACCTTTTCCCCCGCGCTGATTTCATCGGCGGCCAGCTTCGGCAACTGGAATACACCTTCGGTAAGGCCATCACCTGTATCGCCGCCCGGAATATCCGTGATCGCAACTGCAATCATTTGACCGATAACAACCGGCGCCCCGCTCAGGATGATTTCCTGTCCGGCATTCTCCACAGGGATAGTCTTTCCTTCCTGCACATAATTTTTAGCCATAACATCTCCTATCAGCCCGGTAGGGCTGATTTCAGGTATAAAAAAAGCCCGTTTGGGCTAAGAGGTTTGAGTGGGTGGGTATTACTTACCAGTGGATTTCGTCAGACCGCGGAAGTCTAACGGCGCCACGCCCGCATCGATGCGAACCTTCGTAGCAATACCATCGGTATTGAAACCTTCCTGCTGGTCAATGTAAGGCGTATCAACACCGTTCAGATATGCCACTTCGATGGTATCGGTGCCTTTAGCAGCAGCCAGATACCAGGCGCTAGGATCCTTGTGGTCCAGTCGCGGTTCAGAAATAACTTCCGCAAAATTCTGAATAGGGTTGTTAATCCCGGAGTTGATATCTGCACCCTTAACGCTTGCCGATTTAATCGTCTGACTGGCAATCGTTTCGAGCCCTACCGGCACCAGCATGTAAGCCGGACGAATATTCAGCGATCGTTCCCCTTCTTTCTGCAGGCGCATCAGTTTGCGGGCATCATCAATGCTCGAAACAGAAATGGCGCCAGAGGAGAGGTTTTTGTGATCAGCATGGAACAGCGGTTTGCCGTCGGACAGTTTCGGGTTATCCAGCAGAATCGCATACACCAAATCACCAATGGTGGCTTTCGCGGCGCGCCCCATTTTCGCCGGGACGTCGGTTAATGCGTTCAGATCATCGTTGATAATCGCCTGGCGGGTGATGGAGAAAATTTCCCCATAGGTAGCCAGTGCGATCGTTTCACCTTTATCGCCCGTGGTCACATATTTATATTCAGCCCCTTCGCGAACCTTACGCAGGGAGTTAAAACCACCCATTCCCACGCGGTGAGCCGTTTTAAAATCAGACAGCTGGCCTTTCTTCGTCCACAGATCAAAGGTCTCTGCTGCCTCATCCCAGCCCTGAAGAAGCGCCTTATTCGCCACGTCGAGCAGAATATTGCCAAAATCAGAGGTGCTGTGAGTCAACGCCAGGCCGACCATCTGCATTGGGTTGTAGCTTGAGACACCAATGCCGCGTTCGGTCAGCGCCATACGCGCATATTCGCGCAGCGTCATCCCGTTGTACACGTTATCACGTTCCTGATTTTCATACCCTGCGCGGGCCATCAGTGCCTGACGGATGCCATCGCCAACAAAATTCCCGTTCCCGGCATAAATGTGCGGCTGATCGCTTTTGTTCGATGGGGTGGCAACCTTGCCCAGAGCAGCCAGCAGCACATCTTTCGCCTGCTCCACAGTGCAATCGGGGTCCGCAATACACTGGTTTTGCAGATCCTGGTGCTTACCGCCAAACATAGCGAACAGATCATTAATCCCGTTCACACGGTTACGCTGTTCGGCATAAACCTGCGCCCGGATAGCATTCTCATCCGCGCCAGTAGGCTGAGGGGCGATCGGCTGCTGTGCCTGAGGCTGTGATGCTGGTTGCTGCGGTTCGCGCTGAGTGGAGTTACGCGGCGGGGTGACCATGTTACGAATGCTGTTTGGCATTTTTTCAAATTCCTCAATACGTTTTGAATGGATACAGGCCATGGCCTGAAGGGATGGGATCACCTGGTCAGCAAAACCCATGGCAAGGCATTCAGCGCCGTCAAGCCAGGTTTCGTCTTCCAGCATTGCCGCAATCTCATCAGCGGTTTTTCCGGTTTTTGCTGCATAGGCGGGGATCAGCACCGATTCAACTTTGTCCAGTAAATCAGCGTAGTCGCGCATATCGTTGGCATCGCCGCCAGCAAAGCCCCACGGCTTATGGATCATCATCATGGTGTTTTCCGGCATGATGACCGGGTTTCCCACCATTGCGATGACAGAAGCCATGGAGGCGGCCAGGCCATCGATGTGAACGGTGATCGCGGCGCCGTGATGTTTCAGAGCATTAAAAATGGCGATGCCATCAAAGACATCGCCACCAGGCGAATTAATGTGAAGGTTAATGTGGCTGACATCACCCAGCGCTTTAAGATCGTTAACAAACTGTTTGGCCGTTACTCCCCAATAACCAATTTCATCATAGATATAGATATCCGCTTCATTGTTGGCGCTTGCCTTCATGCGGAACCATGAATTACTTTTTACGCTGGCTTTCGGACGTTGATACGCCCGTATCTTTGGCATCGGCACTGGTGCCTCCTCTGTCATTGGCAGGATCAGTATCAAATACCAGCCCCTGCTCACGGTTTTCGTCTATTTCGGCCTTGCGGCGCGCTTTAACATCATCCGGATGTCGCCCACTGGCGCGAACCCAGTCTGACTCCGTCGCCGCGCCACCACGGATTTGAGCCTTCCAGGCATTAGCCTCCTTGACGGGATCAATCCATGGCATCACGGGACCGGAATACACTGCGGTGTATAAAGACTCGATATCCAGCCCGCGTGGTAAAGTAATTTGGCCGCTGGCGACAGCCATCTTCAGCCAGGCGCGATACATCGGACGCGTCACGGCCCCAATAAACCAGTCCTGAAGAATGAGATAACCGTCTGTCGATTCCACCAGCTCCTGCCGCTGAGCACTGTAAGTGCCGTTGTAGTTTCTGGCGGTACTGGAAAAACTCAGGCGGCTGCCGGCGGAAACGGCACGCAGCTGGCCGTTGCGGAAGGTTTCAAGATTGGGATTCGGGCGATCGGATTTCACCATGCCGATATCCTCGCCAGGCAGCAGGTCGTCGTAGATAATGCCGGGCTGAATATTCAGCTCACGATCATCATCCTTACCGGCGTTTTCATCCCAGCTTTGCCCATCCCCTTTTTTGATATACATCCCGAGGGCGGCGGCGATGCGGGCTGCTGTCAGCTCGGCATCTTCATACTCTTTCAGCGCACTGAGACGCATCAGCACCCCGGATAACAGGGAGGTACCGCGCGTCTGATGCAGCCGCCGGACAAACTTCAGGTGCAGCATATTTTCTGCATCAATCCGTTTGGTATCCATCTGACGACCAGAGACCGGCTGGCTTTTATAGACCAGATAGCCCTTCGGCCTGCCCCAGTTATCGGTATATACCCCCTGATTTAGCTTGTCCGACTCGCTGCTGGTCTGGGGAACAAAATCAGCTTCCAGCGCTTCCAGCCAGAACGGCACCCCGGCGGTAGGCGTCAGGCCATTGCCTGTGCCGCTGACTATCTGTGCAAAAACCTCCCCGTCGCGCAACCAGCTGCGTAACATCAGACGCTCCAGCATGGGGCGGGTAAACTGATGGGTCACTTCTGGTCGAATAGACCATTCACCCCATTTCTGACGGATATCCGCCGCCAGCTTTTTAGCGATCTTGCCGTTCTTGAGCTTCGGATGCGGCTCCACAATAATCCCGCTTTTACCTACCACCCGCTCTTCAAGCTTATCGAAAATGCCAATCACTAAATCGTGGTTATTATCCAGCCACCGCGCCTGCTCCCGCAGCGAGGCAGCCCCCATCTGGCTGAGTTGATCAGCCGAACGATTTTCCCGACGGGCTTTGTGGGTGCGCGTGGGCTTAACAGCCTCATATGCCTGTATCATGGCGCGTGAGCGTAGCCTTGCGGCCTTCCAGCCAGGGGAAATGACACCAATCGCATCATCAAGTAGAGACATTACAACCTCGCCAGTTTGTAGCCAGGCCGTCCCCGGCGCTTATTATTCAGGGAAGAAAGGCGCCGCTCCCATTCCTGTCGTCCTTTGCGGATTTCCGACAGGTTTTCCATGGTCATTTCCTGACCGTTAAATTTAATGGATTTGCCATCCAGTACCGCCATTTCCGCTTCGGCATAGCGCTGGATCATGGCCTCAATATCACTTTTATTCACAACCAGCCTCCTGAGGTGGCCCATGGGTTAGCGTCATCTGTTACGGTTTTTTTGCGTTTGCGCTTTTTGGTCTGGACAGGCGCTGGCGCCGGGGGTGCTTCTTCGCCAGTTTCCTGCGGCACGTTCTCCATCCACGTTTCCCTCCTCGCCCATTCAGGCGCATCTGGCCATTTAATTTTTTCGTATCCACGAAGGATAACCAGCGCATCAGCGTAAACCAGCAGGTCAAAAGCTTCGTTGGGGCCGCGCCCTGGCTTACTCCATTTGCCATCAGAATCACGCTCCTCATAAGTCAGTTCGTCGTAAAACCAGCTTCCCAGCCACTTCGGGAAATGGATGTAGTTCGGTCCGGGGGTATCGCGCCACAAGGCGTTGTTTACCCGGTCTTTGAGGTCATTGGTTTGCAGCAGATAAAGAGGAACATCCCCGGCGGCTTTCGCCCGGCGCGCTGAACGGCCGGTGTTATCTGGCAGGGATTGGGTGATCAGCTTTTCGCGTCGATGACCGTCACCTTTAAACAGGTAAACATTCCGGCCAATTCCCTCCCGACGGCATTTACGCCAGAATCGATAGGCATTATCGGTGACACCATCTTCACCGCCGGAATCGACTGCCATTGCCATCAGGCGCATACACCGGCGGGGATCGGATGCCATTCGCCACGTCTTGTAAAAGACATCAGTCAGCAGCAGATCCCAGTCCTCCGGGTAACTGGCTGGGTCGATAGGCAGGCTTTCACCGTTCGCGTCGCACCGGAGTGACTGGCGAATGTTGTAACGGTCCACCAGCCACCGTTCGCCCATGCTTCCGTAGCCAGTAACCTGAACGACAAAGCGGCGATTACGTCCCCCCTGCACGTCGACAGTCGCCACCAGGAAACAAACACCATCAGGCACACAACGTTTCGGGACATCCTCGGCCCGCTGTTCGAGCAATTCGCTTTTACGCTGTTCGGTACTGGCGCGCGGAAGATAAGGGCGACCAAAGTCAGTGTTAACGACCGTTTTTAGTGTCTCTTCGCTTTGGGTTTTTTCGTATTCCTGCTCAGCCGCCAGATATTTATAAATTAGCTGTGACCAGGTCTGGTAAGCAGCTGCTGGCCCTTCCATCCAGAAAGAAGCAATGCGTGACCGCCGGCCCTCCCCTGTAATGTTTCCTTCCCGATCAATTGACTGCCCGTCACGTAACCAGACGCTTTTCATGTTCAGCTCGCGCTTCATCGCAGGAAGTACTTTTCCTTTGCAGGCCGGGCATTGCAGATAGGCCGCTTCGCTGGCCGTGACCAGGTCCGTCGTGTCACGGTAGCCCGTCATGTTGGCAACTTCAGGCTGAAAATATTCCCCACAATGCGGGCAAGGCCAGTAAAGCCGCCGGCGGTCGCCGCGGTTATACAGCGACAACACGCCCGTCGTGGGAGGTGCTTCATGGGGTGAACTCTGCCGCCATTTCGTATCGAGAATGTCGCGGCCCGGTGAGCTTTCGACCAGGGTCATACCCGAAGACATAAACGTCGTAGTACGTTTGGAGGCAAGCGAGAATCCGTCCCCCTCCCCGTCGATGTCTTCCGGGAAGCGGTCGTAGTCTGTTAGCGCAACAAATTTATAGTCCGACGAGGACATAATATTGACTGAGGGCCAGCCAAGTTTCAGATAGTTACCAGCGCGGAAAGTACGATCGTGAACGTTGTTATCGTTACGACGCGGACTCAATCTGGTTTTTACTTCAGGGCTGCATCTGAATGTCCGGTCAAGACGTTTTTTCGAGTGTTCACGCGCTTTTTCTTCTGATACCTGAATAACCAGCATATCCGCCGGATCACAAACAATGCTGTATACGATCCATCCGTCAATCAGGCCAATCGTCTTACCAGTTCGCGCGGGACCAACGAATACCACAGCATCGTACTCACGCGATGCCAGGCAGTTCATCGGCTCTATCACATATGGGGCCAGATTAGGATCCCATGGGACCGAGTTACCGGCGCCCATCGGCACACGCATATACTCGGCTACCGCGTCGGCAACCAGCATGCGGCGTGGCGCGCGTAAAATTCCGGAGACATCCCGTCGGATCCCCCTGGCGGATGCCCGCTTTGCCATCAGTCCTCCTCTGGCTCATCCTCCTCTGCTTCGGCTTCCATGACCTTCTGGGCCATCTGGTCGCGCAAATCGTCAATCACACTCTGCACCCGGGCAACCGCTGCAGGGGAAAGCGCGCAATCTCGCTCGAGTACATCGGGAAGCGTTTCGAGCACCATCACAACGGCTTTAGCCATGACTGAAAACTCTCTGGCCACTTCATCTGCCGGGATAAGCTGCCCGGTATCCTGCTCAAACTTGATCCGCTCGTTCTCCGCCTTCCAGTGCGCCAGCCTGTCCGCCGGTGGCATATTCTCCAGACTGGTTGCAACCGTGGGGATCATTAATTCCGCCAGAACGTCGGTCACTAAAAACAGTTTTAGTTTGCTGTTGCTGCCTGGTGCTGGTTCGACATTTTTAAGCCTGGCGGCCACCGTCTGGCGGTGGACATTGGTGATGCCCGCCAGCTGATTAATATTCAGCTTCAGAGAAGCGATTTCCTGATCCATGATGGTGAACACTTTTTAACCGTTTCGACATCATTGCAAAACAGGCATCAATAAAATCAAAAACCTGCGCAAATGATGATGATGACCATGGATCCAGAAAACTAGCCGATTCCCGCGAGCGCGCCGCCCCGTGGAAGGCCACCCCGCCGGGAGGACCCATTAGATAATTATTATCGTTTGTAATTGCTGGGCAATTATCGAGGCCGCTCATTGAACGACCTCTGTGAATGCTCATCTTTCGGGCGTACTGCCATCGGCCTGCAGTACACTTTCTGGTAGCCGTTCAGCTAATGGCTGATTCTCGAAAACCTTCATGCCAAACTGGCCGATCCAGGTGCTCACTGAGTTGATGTTCCCCGCGATGAAGTCGGTCACCTCGGCGATCAGTCCTTTAACCACGACATCCGTACTCTGGCGCCAGTAATTCTCAATCGCTACCAGCAACGGATCGGAACCATTACTGATAGATTGCTCGCCTACGGTATACGTTTTTTTCTTCGCGCTATCGGTGATGCATAGCAGTTGACTGGTCTGGACGGCGCCCACCTCTGCCGCAATTACCTGCATCGTCAACGTAGCCACTTTGTTCCCGTCTGCATCAGTGCTGGATGCATAGAACATGGAGAGCGTCAGATCCGTGCGTTGATACATCATTGCTTACCTCCACGACGATGGCGGGAACGGCGACCGCCGGGAGGCGGAGATTGCTGCCCCTGTACCAGCTCACCCTCTAAAGGTTCCTGAGCCGACGCAGCAGCCGGGGCCGGAGTCGAGGCCGGGGCAATATCATGCGCAATCGTCAGTTTCAGCAGTGGGCGACCGCCCTGGACATGCTCAAAATGGATGCCATGTACGGCTTCATTCATCCGTGAATGACCATCCGTCTCCAGAACGGTCAAAACTCCATCAACGTATTCAATTTTGAAATTCTTCATCGTGTACCTTTACGAATAAAAAAGCCCCGCAGATGCGAGGCTACTGGTTAAATATCAGGGTGTTACTATAAATCATCAGCGTGTAAGGTTACCTCTCAGCCCGTCAGTGGTGGGACACTGGTGCTTATTTAATCGGGGGAACGGCTGATTACCTCTGATGAAGGAAAAATATGACTATTTCAAAAGAAGAATTTGAAGAACTTAAAGCCAGAACTATCGTTATGGAAGCCGCTTTGGCTTACACAATTGCAAACCTTTCAGCAAAGTTTGATGATATCAAGCCATCTGTTGTTAAAGCGTTAAAGCTAGATGCAACATCAAACTCAGTAAAAGCGCCTCAAGTAGCGAAGGCATTAAGTGAATTGGCCGTGTTGATTGAATCATTTAATTACACGAAAGACTAATATTCCCAGCGAACGTAGCGTTCATTATTTCGTTCTCTATTTTACTAAATACGGTCTTATTTATGGCCGTATTTTCAGTAAGCCCGCCACATAACAGCTCATGACTCGTCTGATTTAAAGCCGAATGAACATCCGCGCGTAGTGCGTCAATTGAGCAGCTTGTACATTTATTGATATCTTCAAGCTGCTTTTTTAGCTCTTCAACTTTTTTCTCTAGTGCTTCTATACGTTGTTCTGAAGTCATATTTCACTCGCTAAGTACTATCCCCACTACGGGATATTATGAATTTTATCCCTTAGTAGGGATAGAAGTTCTCACCGATTCGTAAATCATCTCGCAGGTCATTCCTGCTGTGTAGCGTTCGTCAGCGATTGCAGCATACCGTCGAGCTTCTTCTGCAAGGTTTCCAAGCATGTCGGCGAGCACTCCGGCGGTGGCGCCGGTTGTTTTGCTTCTGACGGTAGCGGCAAGACTTGCGGTGTGGCTTGCGGCGTCCAGGCGGGTGGCAAGTTTTTTTGCCTGCTGACGCAGCTGGCTAACAGTATCAGAGAGATTAGCGGCAGCAGTACGCGCTGCGGCTTCTTGCGCTTGAGCATTTTTTACGGCCTCATCGCGGGCGATTAAACGCCCTTGTTCAATCATCCGGGCGGCGGTTTGCGCGCTAACTTCCTGAGCCGATTCGGCGCTATCACGTTCAGCCCACCGCTTTTCCCATGCCCGATCGCTCCAGGCTAAACCAGCAACAAAGGCACCAGCAATAACCATTACGGCGATAGCTGGCTTTAAGTAGGCTGCACTCACTGGTCAATCCCCCAGCAAGTCAGCGCGCTTTCCTGATCACGGCGAGAGACCTGGCCGTAACAATTGTTGGAACGCACGCGGCAATCTTTTCCGCCATCAAAAATCCACCGGCGAATTTCAGCGCAGGCGCCTTTACGGTCACCGGCATTCAGCTTGCGGTAGAAAGTGGAAGGAAAGCACTTACCGGGCCCGATGTTATAGGGGCAGAAACTGGCAATTCCGACCTTTTGAGGAGGCGTAAGGTGAACCCGCACATTCTGATCAACCCATGCCAGCGCTTTATTGCGCTCGACGGCATTCACCTGATCGCATTTGGCCTGGGTTAACTTCATCCCTTGGGTTACAGGCCTTCCATCTACCCGGGTCGCTCCACGACATATCGTCCAGATACCGGCGCCATCGCGATACGCTGTAAGGCTGTTTCCTTCTTTCTCATCCAGGAACTGATCCATCAGGGTTGGGGCGGATGCACCAGCCGCTATTAATCCCAGCATGGCTGCGCTGAGTTTCGTTTTCAGGGATGCCATTTTATTTATCCTGCGGCGGTTGCGTCACATACCCCCGCCTGAGCGCATCCTCATAGGCTTTGGTTTGCCGACGTTTGAAATAAAGGTTCGTGAAATAAGTGGCGACGCCGATCACTACACCACTGACAAGCGCAATGAAGTTCCAGTCAAGACCATGGAACCAGTCATAAACACGCGCCAGGCCAGTACAAATCAGGCCGCCTGACGTGCAGTACGTAGCCGCTGAAAAGATTTTGTCAGGCATGATTTTGTTCATCCGTCACCTCCTGCTGAGGTGTTAACCGTGAGATTAAAAAAGGTGGGTACTATAACCACTAACCTATTGCATGCTTCGTCAATAGTGGGTATAATACCCACATGTTAACGAAACGGAGGATTGATGAGCAGTGCAGAGTTAATCAAAAAACTGATAGCTGATGGTTGGGTTAAGCAAAGACAGACAGGAAGCCATGTAACGCTAACAAAACCGGGAATAGAGAAAATAATCACCATTCCCCACCCCAGAAAGGATTCTTCAAAGGGGATTGTTAGACAGGCTCAACAGATATCAGGACTTAAATTGATGTAAAAGGGAGCGGCGAAAGCCGCCCCTCTCTGCAAGGGTTATCAATACGCAATTAGTGAGGTACCTATGATTTATCCGCTCTTTATTTTCAAAGCCGATGACGGCACTTTTGATGGCTACTTTCCTGACATCGAAGGTTGCATGTTTGCCGGGAACAACCTCGAAAGCGCATTGAGGGACGCGGAGTCAGCTTTCGGTCAGCATATGGAAGTTTTGACTGAACAAGGCGGTCATGTGCCTGCGCCAAGTGATCCAGCCGATTATCTGGGTGATGAACGTCTCACCATGGATAACGGCTTCTTGGCGCTTGTCGAGATTGACCCATCAAAATACGAAACAAAAGCCGTCAAATTTAATCTCACCATGCCTGGTAATCTATTGACTGCAATCGACAGTTACATAGAAAAAAATGGACGGTACAAAAACCGCTCCGCTTTTCTATCTGAGATTGCAAGAAAAGAGATAGCCAGAGGCTAAATTACACAAGGCACCTTCGGGTGCCTTTTCTCATTTCAGCCAGCCATTTTGCGGATCTCGTCAACAGTTTGCTCGAACCGTTCGCCTTCCAGCTCAACCCCTATGGCATGCCGGCCAGACTTAATTGCTTCCTTGATAGTTGACCCGGATCCCATAAAGAAATCAGCAACGAGATCACCAGGCTTACTACTGGCATTGATGATCTGCAGGAGCATATCTGCGGGTTTTTCGCATGGATGCTTACCGGGATAGAACTGAACCGGCTTATGCGTCCAAACGTCCGTATAGGGAACAAGCGCCGTAACGGCGAATTGACGCCGGAGGGATTTGTATTCCTCCAGCAATTCTGAATATTTGCGGTTCAGAGAATGCCAGGTTGCTACTAACTCATGGTGAGGGTGGGCCAGCTCGTTCTTCTGGTGCTTCTCTGCGGCGATCTTTGAAAATAGCGCCTGCAGTTTTAAATAGTCGCTTTCGTTTGGCAGCTGCCATTGGCTAATGCCGAACCAGTGCGACACCATGTTCTTTTTGCCGGTAGCGTCAGCTATCTGCTTAGCACTAACGCCAAGCGAATCTCGAGCATTACGGAAATAAGATATAAGCGGCGCCATCAAATGCTGCTTAAGGTCGTTACTTTTTTCCGCATACCCATCATCTTTTGGTTGATACGGTCCCTGATAATGCTCAGCAAACAATATTCGCTCTGTAGCTGGAAAATAGGACCGTAAACTCTCTTTATTGCAGCCATTCCACCGTCCTGATGGCTTCGCCCAGATGATGTGATTCAGTACGTTAAACCGACTCCGCACTAAAATTTCGATATCTGAGGCAAGCCGATGACCAGAGAACAGGTAAAGGCTACCGTTCGGCTTTAAAACACGCCAGAACTGCGCCAGACACATATCAAGCCAACGTAAATAGTCCTCATCCCCTTTCCATTGGTTGTCCCAACCGTTCGGCTTAACCTTAAAATACGGCGGATCCGTAACTATCAAGTCAATGGAGTTATCAGGGAGGGACGGAAGATATTGCAGGCAATCAGCGTTGATTAATTCAGCACTGGATATTTTTACAGTATTTTTCATAGATCAGTAAGCAGGACTCTGATAGGCTCACTATGCTTTTGCGCTAAAGCAGTGGGCCTTGGTTCGCTTGTGACCTTCTACATGAGCGAATGGCTGGTCGGGTGCTCCAACACCCACCAGCCGCCCATTTTCACAGCAGATAGCCCCCATTAAGGGAGGCGCTTGTAACATCCGAATTGATAGTCAGATAAACCCGCCATTACCAGCTGCGTTAAAATTAACTGACAGCGCTCACGCGTCAGATGCGTGTTTTGCGAAATCTCCCCAACCGTAGCTGGTTCATCACTTAACTCATTGAAAACCGCGCGCGCCACTTCCGTCATATCATATTGATTTAGCATGTCTTTTTCCTGTTCAAACGGTATGACATACAGATAACTCTGGTTGCTAACGTCATCAAGAAGTAATTGCAGAAGGCATAAAAAAACCCCGCCTAAGCGAGGTTATTTATAAATATGGCAGAATATCAAATTACCCTAAAATATCGCTCATTTTGTTGCATTTTGCAAGCCAGTTTGACGAAGATAGCTAACTTTAATCACATTTTTCAGTTCTGGCCTCTTCTATTTGTTCATGATGGCTGTAGATGTGTTGCAATGCGTTGCTATCCATCTCAACGAAAGCCTTTTTAAGCCGATCCCAATGACCGGCATACACTCTTTTCCATGTCGAACGATCAACGGAAACCATACGCGCCAGTGCTGCGCCAGCGTAGGCTTTATAAGTCTCATTATTCCGTGTCGCGGCAACCTCCTGGGCAGCCAACCAGACCAGCCCCACCAGCTTTTTGATAACTCTCGATTGGATCGCCCTGCCTACCTGATAGTTCTGGTATTCAGTCCAGATGTGTTGGCACATTATCGTCTGGTACCGAAAGTTAAGGTCGAAGCCATAACAATAGCGCACCCATGCCTGGTGGTGCTCTTCCAGCAGGTTCACAGCCCGGCGCCACGGTGAATAACCAAACTCGATATCATTGATGGGTGGCATCGGCCGGCGGCGGCTGCGAGTCTCCATCACATGAACAGGAGTGGTCAGAGCTTTAACTACAGACGGGCCGCAGCCAATCCCCCCTTCAAGATCGACCATGTGGCTGGCGCGCCGTGGATTTTTATTCTTATCTGCTGGTGGGTTCTCGCTGAATGCCTCGAGTTGTCCCTTTGTTGCGCCGGATAAATCCAACAACGCTCGACGAACTTCAATACGGGTATATTCCAGATTTTGTAGATTCATACTGCTCAGTGCTCCATACACTTATGCTTTTACAATCACACCGATCGCTATGGCCCTATCAAGGAAACGGAACAACAGTTGCAGCTGTGAGCCGTTTTTCTCTTCAAACGCATTTACGTCGGCATGTAGCTCGTCGTGACACTCTCTGCACAGAGGAAACACGAAGAGATCGTGGGCTTTGGTTGCGGTACCGCCCATGCCATACCCGATGACATGATGCGGATCATCTCCGGGGCGACGACAGCACTCGCATGGCTGCCGCTTCACCCAGTCGGTGTAAGTCTGGTTAACCCAACGCCGGCGCTTAGGTTTCAGCATGAAGGATTCTGGTGATTCCGGATCGGCGGCCAGCGCCAGCACCTTCGGCTGTTCCTGCTGCGCCTGCGCTCCTTCGTTGGGCCTGCATGCTTGCGCTGCACCTGATGAGGGGAGTTTTTCCTGCAGAATGCTGGTGGCCGGTACTGAAGGTCGGATATCGCTTTCTTTATATACCGACTGGAACGGCTCCCCGGGAAGACGCAGACCTCGCTGTGCCATCGTCTCGGTGATAGCATCGGCGGCGCCGGCGTACACGGCCCACCAGCACAGCTCCGGCAGTGACAGCTCCCGCTCTCGTCCCAGTTGCAGGCCTGTGATGGCGGTATCAATAACCCAGTCGATAACGTTCCGGCGCGCCAGCGCGGTAAGCGTGCCAGTGGTCTGTTCTCGAAGGCGGGTGTCGCAGTACCAGCAGAGCATCATCGCACCAGGAGGATGACGCATGGTGACCAGTTCGTGGTGATGGTAATCGGAGTGCGGGTACTGGCATTCGCGAATGTTGTGCTGAAGCCAGTATTCAAGCCCTGGCAAGCCCCCGGCGGCTTTGATGACACGCTCACTGGTGAAAAAGTCTTCCAATACCTTATCTTCAGCCAGCGGCTGGCGCGCGTCAGGAACGGCACCAGCCTCCAGCCCCGCCATACTTTTTGGCTCAGACTCGATTAGCACCCTCCCGTTGCGGAAAAGCCTCATCAGTTCTTTACCAGGCTTAAACAGTACCACGCCTAAGCGTGGCACCACTTCCGGAGTTAGCAGGGCTCTCATGCTACCTCCCTTTGGACGTTACACATTTCGGGGAGATTCGCTCTCACTAGTGCCTCGGCGAAAGGAGGAGGAACTGCATTACCGCATCGAGCAACCTGCTTTTCCTTTGAATACTTATTGCCGCCACCACCAGCAAAATTATCAACGATGAGCTCACGCATGGCTTACCCCCTGCATGCTACTGACCAGCCCACTGGCAATGGTGATGATCTCGCTGATTGATGTACGCTCCAGCCATAGCTGGTTGATGTGGGATTTCAGTTTGTTCTGTTGTGGCTCTTCCAGATCGGCGGCACCGTCTACCTGTCCGAATGCCAGATTGACCTCCAGCGGCCAGATGCGAGATTCAATAACAGGCTCAGCGGCTGGTTTAGCCGCAGGAGTCGGAGCTACATCCCGCGCCGGAGATATCAGCCCAGCTGCAAACTGCGCCAGCGCCATACTTGCCCGCCCTTTCGCTTCCAGCTCTGCGCGATCGATATAGCTAAAACGCTCACCGCGCCAGGCCTTATCGAATACCGCAATGGCCCCCGCAAAGAAAGCGCTGGTGGGTTTCTGCTTTTCGTCGGCCGGAACAAACCATGCCGGGAGATCGAATCCAATACGACCACGAATAAACATGATGTGATCGGCATCTTCCGGCCACCATGTTTCACTTGTTGCTGACTTTACGAGGTAAATGTAGCGACCACCCTTTTCACGCTGCTCGGCGGTATATTTCATGATATGAGTCATACCAGTTATGGCTTGTTTTTTATGGTACTGCGAGCGGCTGTAGGGTGGATTAGCAAAGGCTGCACCTCCGAGTTCAGCCAGTCGCCCAGACCAGTCCTGTGTTAATGCATTATCTTCAGCGGTATACCATGCCGGGCATTTCGCATTGCTGTCGTCAGCAAACAGATCCAGAACAAGAGGACCAAATAACGCATTAATTCCCCAGAACAAAAGATCAGGTGTACGCCACTGATCACCAACTTCTTTTAAGTAATGGGACGGTGCAGCGCGCATTGCTTCCAGCGATTCACAATATGCATTCATCACGCCAGTACCTCCTGCACTACTTTCTCGACATGCGACACTCGGCCTTCCAGATCCGCAACGCTATCAACAAGCTCATCAACTGCCAGCTGTGCACGATGTTTGGCCTGCATCAGTTCACGCAACGCCGGTACCAGCGCTTTTTTAAGCGCGTCCTTTGTGGCCCCCGTCTTTTCCAGCTGTTCGGCACGTTTGAGCATATCTTCAGCCTGGCGGCGCAGTTGTTCAGGGGTTGGTGATATAACCTGCGATTTCATGAGCGGAATCCTTTTGGAACGGTGTACTTAACGTCTGAATAACTGGACCTGAACGCTGGATCTTCAGCCCCTCCTTTAGCCCATTTCCCGTTTTTCTTCTCCGGGCGCCCGGCCTTGTCCCAGTTACCCGCACGCTTGAGATAGCCAGGAAAATTTTTCGGGATGAACAATGTCGTCGGGCGGAGATATTCCTCCTGTTCTGAGTCTTTCCAGTCCTCGTTTTTGTAGTCCACCACCAGCTCCATTTCTGCAACGGTAAATCCTTCACGGAGACGAGCCCTGATATGTTCAAGCGACGTAGCGCAGACCTGAAAGCGCGAGCCAGTGGTTTGGTTTAGATGGGTCAGAACCTGTTTTGCTAAATCAGTGAGCACCACTTGCGGGTCTGGTTCCGCAGGAACCGGACAAGAAGGTTTTGATCCTACTGATGGATCTGTATTTGAATTTACTGACGGATCGTGTCCAGTTTCTGGACCCTGAGAACCCTGATTTTTTGTCTCTTTCGGACGTTCAGATTCTGGACGTCCAGATTCCGAAGGTTCAGATTCTGAACGTCCAGATTTTGGACCCTCGTAATGCTCATTTGCAGCCTGACGAAGCTTGGTAACGTTCAGGGTGTAAAGGTTACTGGTGCTGCGCTGGCCCAGGCGACGTTCTTTTTTGGTCAGCCAGCCATCTTTAACCAGCTCCCCGATCAAAGTAATAACAGTACTGCGCCCGGCGCCGAGCTGGCGCGCAATAGTCGCAACGCTTGGATATGCGATGCCCTCATCGCTGGCATAGTCAGCCAGACGCAGCATGATCAATAACTTATTGCCTTTGATGCCTGCAGCGGCGCAACCATCCCAGACATATGCGGATAATTTGACGCTCACTTATCAATCCTCTTGAATCTGGCGCGGAAGATGATCATCGGAGCCACACACTCCCACTCATATCCCGGGCGGCGGTAAATCACACGCTGGCGGCCAGCGTCATAGCCAGTCACATGCACAACAATGCCGTGCTGATCGCGATAAAGGCGGTCCATTGGTTGAATATTCTCTTCCAAATCAACCTCCCATCAGTTCAGAGGCATAGCGCTGTGCTATCCACTGGACGCCGCGGGGAGTTACCCGGGTTTGGGTGTAGGCATGGCCATAATCAGATGTACCCGTTTTGACGGTAAACAGGCCTTCGCGCTGACGCAGGGCATGAGGTAGCAAGTTGCCGGACTGACGGAACAGCACCTTGTCACGCAGTAGCGTGTCGATCATGGCCTTTTCCGGCATGTTCAGGATTTTTGCGGTTTCACGCAGACTTTTGGCGCCGCCGGCTTCAACGTAGTGGTTAACGAAAGCCACTTTTGGCGCGTCCTGCTGCACTTTGTCTTCCAGAGCGGCATTCTGTTCTGCCATATCAGCAGCCAGACGCAGGGCTTCAGCCAAGGTTTGAGGTACGAGCGGCCTAGCTGATAATTCTTCCAGCTCTTGCCAGCGATCAATGATCCGTTTTCTTAATGCAATGTTGTAACCAGCGATAATGGTTAACGTTGCTGACTTATCCAAAAGATAAACAGGATAGCGCTGACCATTCTGCCAGTTCGTCTCTTCCGAAAGAGTAACGCCGCCAACAGGGGTGTCTCCAACAACTTGCATACCCCCTTGCTCCGACCATTCAAGGCTTCGAGGTTCCATTCCTTCTTCGATTCGAAGAATTGCTCCTATGTATGCTCGAATATCCCTCAAGACATGGCCGTGTTTTTTTCCTGTTAGCTCAGCTATTTCACGGCTACTCATTGTGACAATGCCGTTAATAACCGCAGGAGTTATCGCCTTTTTGAATGGATTATTGATCTGCTGCGTCATTCGGCTTCCCTCCTCGTGCAATGAAGTCCCCCACAGCCCACTCTGTAAAACTGTGGTTAACCTGCTCCCATCCACCCGGTATTCTTACGGCATAGCAATACGCAATAACGCTTTTACCACCGCGAACTGGCAATGCGCGAAGTTGCGAACGCTGATTATTTGCGGTTAAATTGCTCATGCGGATTTCTCCATACACATTGATTTATTCGCCACGACGCCCGGAGCTGCACACTCGCGGGCGTCACTCTTTTCCGGCGCACAAAACACACGGAAAAGCAGCGTCAAATGTTCCTGCCACTTAGCCATCACCTGATAGCTGTTCTCTTCGATCTGGGCGCGTTCCTGAGCATCAATAACGCCGTCAGCGGTAGCTTTACGAACGTATTGTGAATGCCTGCCGATCCACTCAACTGACTCCATGAGACGCTGGTTGATATCGCCGTTTTCAATCTCTTCAACATCAGCCAATGGCACAAAAACACCGTTCGAGTGACGTGCAATAGCGTTCGCTATGTGGTTTGAACCACCAGCACGTTGAAGCACCATCGCCCAACCGAGCGGGAAGATCTGATCGCCATCGGTACGCAGCCGGTTAAACAGCGCGTTCTCGGTCACACCCAACCACTCAGCAGCTTCTGAATATCCGCCAGGAAGCTCGGTGATCGTTTTTTTGATTGCGGCCACCAGCCAGGCTGGCTGCTTATCTACTTTCCATTCAGGTTCTATACCCACGGCTAGGTCCTCCCTTCTGTGGTTATTTCTGATCGTTAGGCGTTGTATTCTTGCCATAACGTTCTGGGTTGAATTCCAGTTCACCAGCAGTTCGATACGCAGCTTCAGCAGCTCGTCCTTTAGGGATTAAGCGTCCGGGGCGATTACGCCACTGGTAAACGGCCTCACTGGTGATGCCAAAAAATTCGGCAACTTTCTCAGTGCTGCCGAAATGTTGTTCAATCTCGTCGGTTGTCATGAAGCCTCCTTAGCTAAGTTTGGTTAGATATTAATAACCAATCTAACTTTGGTCAATAAAAACTAAGATTACTTAGTCTTTTTTAAATTTGGTGCTTTCATGGAAACGGTTGGTCAGCGCATTAAAGCCCTACGCAGGGTTACAAAAACCTCTCAAAAAGAACTTGGTAAGTTCTGCGGGGTTAGTGACGTAGCGGTGGGTTATTGGGAAAAGGATGTGAATATCCCAAACGGAGAATCGCTGGTTAAGCTGGCTAAATTCTTCAATACATCAATAGATTACATTCTTTACGGCACTGAATTTGAAGGTACCCTCATAACTAAAATGAGGCGTGTGCCCGTGATTTCCTGGGTTCAAGCTGGGCAGTTTACGGAATGTAAGGCCGCTGATTTATTCAGTGATGTTGATAAATGGGTTGAAACATCACTACGCATTGGGGATAGCTCGTTCGCTTTAGAGGTCAAAGGGGATTCAATGACCAATCCAAATGGCCTCCCAACAATCCCTGAAGGGGCAACCGTTATTGTTGATCCAGATGCCGAACCTCTTCATGGCAAGATTGTTGTTGCGCGTATTGATGGCACTAACGAAGCGACTGTTAAAAAACTGGTCATTGATGGCCCACAAAAATTTTTAGTCCCACTAAATCCTCGCTACCCCAACATCCCGATCAATGGTAACTGCCTCATTATTGGCGTAGTTAAAGGCGTTCAGTACGAACTCTAATCCCTTCCCGCTCTTCCTCTAAGCATCAAGCTAAGTTTAGTTTGATGTTTTCACTTGACCAGTAAACTAAGTTAAGTTAGATTTTTTTCTGTCGACACCAAACCACCGCGCCTGATGTGGTTAAAAGCAGGCCAAAGCAATAAGACGTGATCCCTGTTCTGGCTGCTCACTTTCCCCTTGAGGGTGACAGCCAGCTTTTTAAGGGCACAACAGGCGAGAGCATTGCTGATTATCGGACTGCGTGAGACGCGACGCGGTAAAGCAGGTAAACAGTGCTCTCACCGTTGTGGTAATGCGGCTCTGCGCACGTGACGAGGCCAACAAGTTTTTATTTCAACTTTTGAAATGAATACGTTTCTTGTGGTGTAGCGTCGCCGGTTCTGGCCGGTCCGGCAGGTGGAGGCACCACCGCCACAACTCGAATTGCTGTGTGTAGTCTTTGCCCAGTCTCTTCGATGGGCCCTTTTTTTACACAACAGGAAAGAGCACCACCGGCGCCGGGAACTAACCCTACCCGGAACTGGGTTCACAGCGTGGACCCTCTCTCCTTCAGGCTCTGAACTGGTGCTCTTCCCTGTTGTGTATGGAGAAACTGTCGGCGGTGGCAGCCGCCCTAACTAAGAGGTAGTGCTATGAGCAATGATCGCATGACCAATGTCCCGGACTTCCTGGGTGAATTGGATGCTGGCGTGTTCATGAACAAAATCGCCGGGGCGCTCAATACCGCCGCGCTGGGCGTTCTGAACAACGGTAGCAAAGGCAAAGTTGTGCTCACTTTCGACATCGATCGCATGGGTAATTCGATCGAAGAAAAGCGAGTAATGATCAAACACAAGCTGCAGTACGTCACCCCCACCCCACGCGGCAAAGTTTCCGAAGAAGACACGACAGAAACGCCGATGTTCGTGAACCGCGGCGGCAAGCTGACCATCCTGCAGGAAGACCAGGGCAACTTGTTTACTCTGGGCGGGGATCCGGATGCAAAGCTGCGAGCGGCTCAGTAGGCCGCGATTAACGTGCTTTTAGTTTAACTGTATTCATCTTTAAGGAAATTATATGTCCCAGCAATTAGACAGCAGCGCAATTAACCAAATTAAAGACCTGGTGCTTTCAGGCTACCACCTGAACGACATTCACGGTCTGGCCTGCCCGACGACTATTCTGCCGGAAGGTACCACCGTCGCGAGCCTTGAGCGTTTCGCACTGGAGCGTTACCGCTTCCGCGGCGCTATGGACACAACCAGCATTGACGATTTCGTTCGCTATTCCGTTGGTTATGCCCAGGAAGACGAAAAAGCCCGTTGCTTCATCGATGCAGATAACATGCTGGCGCGCTCTATCTTCAACATCGGTACGCTGGATAACCCAGGCCACGCTGATAATGTCGCTTCGATCAAACTGAAGAAAACCGCACCTTTCCGCGCGCTGCTGTCGATTAACGGCGATCATCTCAATCAGAAGCAAATCGCCGAATGGCTAGAAGACTGGAGCGATTACCTTATTGCCTTCGATGCCGACGGCAACACGATGAAAATCGCCCAAGCAGCACAGGCAGTTCGCCGCGTCACCATTCATCAAACTAACGCCTCCGATCATGAGGATGGTGATTTCAGTGGCAAAAAATCGCTGATGCAGAGTATCGAAGCCAGCAGTAAAGACGTGATGCCGGTAGCGTTCGAGTTCAAATGTGTGCCGTATGAAGGACTCGGCGAACGTGCATTCAGCCTGCGCAATAGTCTGCTGAAAAGTTCTGACCCGGTATTCGTCCTGCGTATCGTCCAGCTGGAAGCCCAGGAAGAAGCTATCGCTAATGAGTTCCGCGATCTGCTGACTGGTAAGTTCGACGGCAAGCCAGTGGAAACCTTTATCGGCAACTTCAAAGCCTGATTGCTCTCCATTAAATCCCCGGCGCCGCGGGGATTTATTAAAGCGTAATCCTGCAATTAATCGCCACCTGGCGAGGGATTTCTACACCCAAAATTCAGCGCTGTGCAGAGCGCTATTAAACGGAGAAATACGATGAGCTTTATTCAAACACTGTCTGGCAAGCACTTTAACTATAACGATATTCAAGAGGACGCTATCGTCATTGAAGACATTGCAACAGCCCTCTCACACATCTGCCGCTTTGCCGGCCATCTGCCGGAGTTCTACAGCGTCGGGCAGCATAGCGTTCTGGTTAGCCACCTGGTGCCGCAGGAGTTCGCACTCGAGGCTTTACTGCATGACGCTGCAGAGGCTTATATGCAAGACATCCCTGCGCCGCTTAAGCGATTACTGCCCGACTACCAGGTTATAGAAACACGTGTTGATGCGGCGATCCGCAAAAAGTTTGGTCTGCCGGCAGAGCAGCACCCTACCGTTAAATATGCCGACTTAGTCATGCTGGCCAGCGAACGCCGTGATTTCGAGATCGACGACGGAACTCACTGGCCTATGCTCGACGGAATTATTCCCACTGACCAATTCGTTATTAATCCTGTCCGCCCTGGGCAGTCTTACGGCATGTTCATGAATCGCTTTAACCAGCTGGTGGAGCGGCGCTAATGGCACACGTAAAAGTAAAAGACCTCGTTGCGGCTGCACATGCCGCATCACAAGATTTGCCACCAGCATCAGCGAAGTTAATGCGCGATACCGCTACTCGTCTGGACGTTACCTACGCCGCACTAACTGAAGCAATGGATCAAAACACAGCGCTGGCGGCTATGTTAGCTGCAGCGCAGAAAAAGGAGAAAAATTAGCGTGAACCATTTAATGATCGACCTCGAAACTATGGGCAATAAACCTGCTGCACCAATCGTCGCGATCGGCGCTGTATTCTTCGCCCCGAAAAGCAGTGAGTTGGGCGCAGAGTTTTATATGGCCGTTAACCTCGCCAGTGCTATGGATCAGGGGGCGACACCTGACGGTGACACTATCCTGTGGTGGCTCAAACAATCATCAGAGGCCCGAGCAGCTATTTGTACTGACGATACCAGAAGCATTACATTTGCTCTCTCTGAGTTGAGTTCATTTATCAGCCGTCACTCTGACAACCCACGATATCTGAAAGTCTGGGGTAATGGTTCTAACTTTGACAATGTGATTTTACGCTCAGCCTACGACCGCGCCGGCCAAACCTGCCCGTGGCAATTCTGGAACGACTGCGACGTGCGCACCATGGTGTTGCTCGGCAAACAACTTGGTTTCGACCCTAAGCGCAAGATGCCATTTGATGGTGTAGCCCACAATGCACTGGCCGATGCTCGCCACCAGGCAAAATACGTGTCCGCAATCTGGCAAAAGCTTATTCCCGCCACCAGCACCGAAGAATAAACCTCACGCCCGGGTGCAGCCGGGCTGTATGGAGATCCTGCCATGGCAAAACTTATGAAAGCGAGTCAATGGGGAAAACGCGAATTTACCAAAGACTCTATTCCGGATAATCGAACCATTAAACGTTGGGTCGAAAATGGCCTACTCACAGGTAAAATCGTCGACGGCTCTGTTTTCGTCTTCGAATCTGAAAAATGGGGGGTCGACTCGATGGTTAATCATGCGGTTCGCCAGCTTATCAGTGAGGGTTAAACATGGCAGCAAGGCCAAGAAAAAGAGAATACCGCCATCTACCTGATTATCTAATATTTGATAAAGATCGCGGCGTTTATAAATTCACCTTAATTACAGGGAAGAAAAAGAACATAGGGAAAGATCGGGCTATAGCCATCGCTATTGCGCGCGAATACAACCTCAGAATGCGGCAGGCAAATGCTCCGTCAGTTGAATTGCTTATCCGTGATTCTGGCGGCGTATCGGGTGAGGCTAAACCATTTGCCGAGCATGTTGATCACATCATGGCGCGTGCGATTGAAAATGAACGTCCGTCGCAAAATACGCTTGATGACTGGAACAACGACGCACTAAGGGTGAAGGAATTCTTTAACAACATACCAGCTTGCGATATTGAGCTGGAGCATGTGAACGCCTACATAAAACATTACCACTCAGATTCATCAGCGAACGTACAAAACCGGAAGGTCAGCTTCCTTAAAAAATTGTTCTCGTATGCGGTCGATGAATCATTGATGTTTGATAATCCTGCTACACGCAAAAAAATGCGAAGAACCGAAGAGAAGAAACGCCAGCGTCTTTCACTCGATAACTTTAAAGCCATTCGGCGGGCCGCCGAGCCCTGGTTACGCACCGCGATGGATTTAGCATTGCAGACGACGCACGCGCGCCTTGAAGTGTCACGAATCCGTTATTCAATCAGTAAGCCAAAGGATGGAGTCTGCGGGTGTGTATGGCTGGCGCAGCCGGAAAACGGGGTTTATGGCACGCTGTACATCCACCGCCAGAAAGTACAGAAGAAAGAGGCCTCGCATGTCGCAATCCCGATCGGGGAAGAATTGAAACGGATCATTGACGAAAGCCGCGATAACGTGGCCAGCCCGTTTGTCGTTCATCGGATTCCTGAGCGGCAGGTTAAACGCAGCAAAGAGGTTTCCCACCCTACCCAAGTTGCGCCGGATTATTTAAGCCGGTCATTTTCTGCGGTACGTGACAAGTTGGGTCTCTGCGACAAAATGCCAATGGATGAAAGACCAACCTTTCACGAAATCCGAGCGTTGGCCGCTCACCTTTTCGATCTGCAGGGAATAGATCCACAAGGGCGAATGGCACATAGCGATGCAAAGTCGACAAAGATCTATACGCAAAACCATATAGATTGGGTTGTGGTTCCCCATGGCGAGATTAAGGCAGGTTAA